CACGTTTACGGGCATCTAGTACAGCCGCCTTAGATGCGTTAGCGATCTGTGGCATTAGACCCATAATTTCAGCTCGTACTGTTTGCTGAACGCCTGTTGATACGTTGATTGTCTGATTGATTGTAACACCATTGCCAGCACCGTTAGGGATAATTGTGCCATCTGTGCTTGGAATGAATGTCTCACGACCATGTTCACCAACAGTGTATGCCTGACCAGCTTTAACTGAGCCACCTAATGCTCTGAACTGAGGGATTGGTGGAACTGCGTATGATGTGGCACCAGTTTGCCCGCCTAAGCCAAGCATACCAGCCAATGGTCCAGTTATTTGTTGCTGAACAGCCATACGAATAAGGTCATTGATGATAGAGTTGGCCATATCACCAAACGCCTCTTTCACAGATTTAGTGCCATCGATAAGACCAACAAATCCATCTTCCATTGACTGGATACCATTCATCTTCATATCCATCATGTTGTCTTTGGTGTAACCAGCTGTCTTAGAGTAATCTAGTAGCGCATTAGTTGCCTCTTTGACTGGCTCAATGGTCGCCTTGACCGCTTTGCCAACTGGCGGCTCAACGCTAATGCCATTATTTACGGTTTCAACAACCTTTTCAGTCTCAACTGCCACGCCACGAAGTGATTTAGACATAGCATCTAATGAATCAATCTGACTCTGCAACGAGAATTCCTCATCAAAAGCCTGACCCAAAAACTGCAAGCCTTTGATCATTAGATTGATACCATCAATAAATCTAGCAATAGTGTAGGTTACGAAATTCTGAAGAGGGACTACAATATAAACATGAACAGCATTGCCTATGGCCTTCATTATTTCCCATAATGCTGTGAACCTGTCATTGGCGTTCTCTACCTTCTTAATGTTCTCTTCAGATAGGGCGAGACCCATTGTATCGAAGCCTTCTGTTACTTGCTTCAATGCACCAGCACCTTGATCAAGCATATTGACCATTGATACGCCTTCAGCATCAAATAGCTTAAACGCCAATCTCACCTTGTCGGCTGGATCTTTGATCTTAGACATTGCATCGGATACATCCTGAAGAACCTCTGTCTGGCTTCGTGCAGTGCCATCATTGTTCTTTAGTTGTATGTTCATCTCCTCCAGTGCGGCCTTAGCCTCACCAGTTCCATTCCTTGCCTCAGCAAGCCTTCGAGTGAACCTTTGCATTGCCATATCTAGCGTGTTGGTCTCAACGCCAGATAGCTGTGCGGCATAGCGTAATCCTTGCAACTCCTCAGCGGCAATACCTAGCTTCCTGCTAGTCTTACCCAAGTTGTCGATCTCGCTTGCCATTTTGGAAATGGCGGCACCAGCACCAAGTGATACCAGTGCGCCTTTGACAGAGAATACTGCTGATTTAACTTTACCCAATCCAGAACGGACTGAGCTAAACGCTTGCTTGGTTTTATCTCTTGCCGTTAAGACAATTTTGACTTCTTCATTTGCCATCAGATTTCACCTTAAAATAAGCAAGCCATTCATTCATTTCTGATAAAGTTACTTGTTCAGCTTCCTCTATCAATATGCCGAGGTGATCAGCTAAAGCTACAGTGTTAAACCTCAACTGATCTTCTGTTAGTTTTTTTCAGCGTCCTCGATTGAAGTAGTCTGCTCAAACATTAGACCAGCGATTTCAGAGATAACATCTAGTCGCTCAGTCATAAGGAACTTTCTATCTTCAAGCGTGAATAGCTTGTTGCCATCACTATCTTCAGCCTTTAGTAGAATCATATCCACCATTGCTGAGATGCTTGGATTGTTTATAAAGTCCTTATGCTTGCGTTGAATCTTATCAACATCACCACAAGTTAGTTCTTTTGCATAGATAACGAAATCTTCATCTTCAGTAGACCATGCTTCAACAATGATCTGCTTGCGTGATCGGTTTCGTAATGCTTCAAGTCGTTTAGTTACGCTCATAATTCATCTCCGTTTAATCTCCGTTAAATCACTGAGCAACAGCAACGGAGGAACTGCGTTTCGGGTATCCCCTAGCTCAGTGAAACTTTGTTTAGGCTACAGTGCCCCAAACAACAGCACCGTTAGCCGTAAAGCTAAATGATGCCTCCACAAGACCATCGAAAGATGCTGATTTACCAGCCTCAGTAATGATTGCAGAAAAAGTTGCGTAAGTATCACCAGACTCAGCGCCTTCTGGGTATAGGTTAAGAGTTACCTCAGCACCTACAGTCATTGCGCCCTGACCTGTTGTGTCTAGCTCATCCCAACGAACTGAGATCGAACCAGTGGCAGTTGTAAGGCTAGAAGTAAATGTGCGAGCAGTGTCACCCATGCTACTTGTATCAATTACGTCTGCCGACTCACTCAAAGACCAATCAACGATCTCACTGATAGATGATGTTCCTACTTTTACTGTTCCTTCTGAACCTTTATGCACCGCCATGATATATCTCCTAAGTTATGCGTTGCCTCTTGCGAAAGTATACAAGACTGAAGCAGTTACCACCACACCACCATAAGGCTCGATAGCACCCTCATCTGTCTCAACTTCCACGATTTGAGTATCCAACGCATAACCGCCACGAGTGCGATCTGCGTCTAACCCATTTTCGATTGCTTCGATCAACTGGTTACGGGCCGAGTCGATTGATGCACCTTTAACAAATCCAAAAATGCGAATTGTTAAATCTGATTGTCGCTGTATCTCATCACCACCAATAGTTTGGTCTGATCGAGTTTCACCAGCCGTCTGAATTAAGCAAGCAGGGAACTGTGCCGCACTCAGCTCTTCAAACTGAAAAGGCTCTCTAGTAACAAGTTTAGGAGCGACTGGAGTTGTCACAGCCTGTAGCGTTGTAACGATGTTGTTACAAATATCTTCCCTTAAACTCATTTGAATAACCTTTTCTTCATAAAGTTAATTAGGCGATCTTTCTCATTACGCGTAAATCCCATAAATGGTCGCGTCTTGTTATTGAAGAAAGCCTTTTTGGATTCTGTAGCCCTAGTAAAGCCAATGGTTGCTTCAGCTCTGCCTTTAAAGTTCTGCAATGATCCAAGCATCCGCCCAGTGTAGAAGAGGTTTGGCTTAGCTGTGCCGCCTCGCTCTTCCGTCTTATGTTGAGCGTATCTAGCAGAATAAGGCGCAAACGTGCCTTTGTATCCAATACCCTTCGCAGTGCGCTTCTTGATAATCTGAACACCGAGTCCAGCTGTTGCGTGTAGCGCATCATCAAGTTTCTTTGGCATCTGCTTTTCAATCTTTCTTAGCTTGGCCTCAAGTGCCTTACTATCGAAAGTCATATCCATGCTAAGTGGTGATCCGATCTGAGGAGCTTCTTTGTCCTCTGATCTTATTAGCGACCCTATACCGAGCCTAGCAAGAATAGGTAAAGCCATTACCTAGAAAGCCTACCAGTAATGCGGATGTCTTTCTCATCCTCTGAGATCGTGCCATCTTCGTTGTAATCATACTCAACGCCATCAGCGAACACCGCCTCTAGCTCTTGGTTGTATAGATCACGATAGAAGGCTTGCATCTCACGAAAGCGATCACCCTCAACCCAGTTTGTTAGTTGAGGCATGGCGTACTTCCAAATAACCAAATACGCGTTAGCTCGTGTCCATTGCGTATCGGTCAGCAAGGTGTCATCTAGCTCACCTGAATAACCTGTACGGCTCCACCAGCGATTGCGGATCTCACGCTTAATGTCAGCTTCGGCTTTAGCGTGTTCATCTGAGAACGAGCTAATACCCAATGACAGAATATCTGGGATGATTGCAGTCAGGTCGGAGTCAGTAGAGAAAGCCATAATATTACCTTGCTAGAAATAAATAGGAGTGACCCGAAGGCCACCCCAGTCAGCCTTATAGGCCAGCGTCGAAGTACATCTCAACGCCGTAGCTATCGTCTAGCTCGCCAACACCGTAAACAGCAGTAGCGTTTAGTTCCCAACCGCGGTTAGAAGCGTCACGCTGTGGCTCGATTACGAAGTCACGTTTCATAGCTAGAGCTAGTGCTTCTGGTGCGAATACTGCACCTTTAGCATCGCCTGAACCATCAACAGCAACATTAGCAGATTCGAAGATGTCAACGCCAGCGATAGAGCCAACGTAGCCATTACGCATTGCTTCGTTCTGTAGATCGCCACCGTTAGGGTTAGCGAAAGTGTTGGTTAG